TGTAACGGCCTGCCGGTTATCGCCAATCACCCTGATAGAGCAACACTGACCGAAGATGACTTTATTGAGCGCATCGTCGGTTCAGTGATGCTGCCTTATATCCGGGGCGATGAGATCTGGGCGGTGTGCCGGGTCTATATCCGGGACATTGTTGATCAGATTGTCACGGAGAAGGTTTCCACAAGCCCGTCAGTCGTGTTCAACAACGCATCCGGCAGTGTAGAGGTACAGGAGGGCGACACCAATTTTCTGATAGAAGGCGTGCCGTTCCTGATTGATCACATCGCACTGGTGACAGAAGACCGCGGCTCGCTGGGTGTGTGGGACAAAGACAAAATCCCCGCAGGGATAGAAGTTTCAAATAAAACAGGTGACTTAGATATGGATGAGAAACAGCTCGAAAGCCTCCTCGCTAAAGCCATTGGCGATGCGCTGGGCGGCATTAATCATGGGGTTCAGACTCTGACGGCACGCATGGATTCGCTGGAGAACGGGATTAAGGCCCGTGCAGATAGTGAAGAGGCAGAGAAAAAAGAGGCTAAAGAAAAGGCTGAAAAGGAGGAAAAAGCTAAAGCAGATGCTGCCGAAGAAGAGCAGCGCAAAGCGGATGAGGCAGAGGCGCAAAAAAAGGCCGAAGAGAAAGCCAGGGCTGATGCTGAAGCCGAAGAGAAGCGTAAAGCTGACGAAGCGGCGGCTGCAGAAGAGAAAGAGCGCAATGATCAGGATATGGGCGAGGCGCAGTCCCGCGCAGATGCCGCATATACCGCTGTGGGAAAACGGGCGCCAGAGCCGTTCTCCGGCGAAAAGGCGCTGGATTTCCGCAAACGTGCGCTGGTGTCTATGCAGAAACACTCGCCTAAACATGCTGACGTCAATATTCGTGCGATCGCTGACTCTGCAACGCTATCAGTGCTGGAAGAGGCGATCTACAGCGAAGCGCGTAAGGCTATTGAGAATGAGGTGAACAACACGCAGGGCCAGATGCACACGCGCGTGCGCAGCGACGAAGCCGGTCGCCGTATTACTGAATACTACGGCGATCCAAACGTCTGGCTGAGCACCTTCAAAACACCCGGCCGCGTGCTGGAAAAAATCAACACGCAGGGGAGCATGAACAATGTCCGTTAATTCTGTCAATTTCGATCCGTTCAAAACGCAGGGCACCACCTCAGGTCTGTTTAACGTTGAATCACGCGGCATGACGCAGGGCGACGCCTGGGATGATCCGGCGGTTCGCCTGCAATTGTGTTCCGGCGTGCTGGACGAAAAACTGGATGCGCCCGTGTGGGGCGGTGTCGGCCTGATTGAGTGCATCTCAAACCCCGCCGTCAATGTTGCCGGGTCCACGCTCAAAAAGGCAACAGCCAAATTATGTAACGCTTTTTCCGTGGTGAATCAGGCCTATCACGGCATTACGACCGCCGGGAATCCGGTACCGCTTTATCTGGCGGGGGGATCGGTGCATTACTTCCGCATTGGTTCACAGGCGCGTATTCCGCTGCCAGTCAGCGCCGAAGTCGCTGCGCTGGCTGACGGCAGCACCGCTGTTGACGGTGAGGGGGAGTTTGTGTGGGACATCAAAAACAACATGGTCGATGTGCTGTCCAGCGCCTCCTCAGGCAACCCCAAAGTCAGCATTAAGCTGCTGATGGTGTCCAATACCGGCAACCTGACAGTGAAAAAAGAGGACAGCGGCAGCGTTGTCTGGGAATTCGACAAGCCATGCGGCCTGTTTTTAATCTGAGGAGCCAGCGATGAGCGCTTTTGCACCCGCTATTACTACCGTTTCACCTTCCATGGTGCTGCCCGAAATTGCCATGCAGTACAGCATGGCGTCAGGCGCGTTTGAAATTCTCGCCGGCGGCGCACCAACCGTAAAAATCAGCTCGGGCGATCTGGTGGTCTACCAGAAATACCTGCGTGCGACCACACAGGCTCACGTAAGTCAGTCGCTGCCTGCGCAGCTGCCGTCTGCCAGCATCACCGGCGGTTTCGACCAGATGCGAACCTGGCGTATCTCGACCCGCTCCCAGTACAGCTATCTCGATACGGATGCGGCAAGCCGCTGGGGCTATTCGCTGGTGGAAGGCCTGCGTCTGGCCAACCGACAGGGGCACGCGCAGATGATGCGTACTATGCTGCTGTACGGGGTTGAGGCTTCCAACAACGAGGGCATTACCAACTCGCCAAATGCCACCACCCTGAATCTGGGTAGTGACAGTCAGGGGAATGATTCGTATACGACCTGGGATTCCGGGGAAATGGCGAAGTTCGTTCTGGGCCTTATTGCCGATCAGAAAACGCGAATGCTGCTGCTTGGCCAGCCGCTGACTACCGTCATTCTGTGTCCGCAGCGGTTCATGAAGGCCCTGGAGTGGACGGGTGTGGTTCAGCTGACCAGCTATCAGCGTGCGGGTGGCGGTACCGCTACCGTGGGCACCATGGTGAAAGACATTGCCAAAGGTGCATCAGGCGACGATGTGATTTTCTGCCAGGACGATACCCTTATCGGTAAGGGGGCTGGTGGAACTGACCTCATCATTATCACTAACCCGGAGATTGTGGTGCCGGAAGCCCGTCAGGACATCAATACCAATATTTTTGCCACGCTGACCCCGAATCAGCAGGCGGTAAACGTGATGTTCTGCGACGTTGCCGCGCCGACCGAAATTCCGTCCCCGATGCCGGACGGCGGCCTGACCACCCTCTACACGATGCGCTCCACGCCCGGCTGGAACTTCCGTTCTGAGGGTGTAACCCTGCTTTCCGCAAAATATGCCTGATCCGGGCCTGTACCTGTAACAGCAATGAGGGAGCGCAGGCTCCCTTTTTTAATGAGGTGTTTTCATGAAACTGTTTATTGCCAACTGCTCCCGCCAGGCTCACATGTTCAACTATAAGCTGCCGGAAAAGTCGCAGTCGTTCGGTGTGGCGATCCCGGCGGGCCGTCAGCACATGATTGATCAGTCTGAAGATGTGATTCGCCACATCATCAGCCAGCACGAGCCCTATGGTTTTCAGCACCGCAACAAGGTGGATAAAAATTTCTCGGGCATCTGCTACGAGCTTGATAAGCCGCTCAGCAGCAGCCAGATTATTGACAACGCTGATCAGAAGAAGGAAAACCTCGACGAAATGTCGCAGAAAATCCTGGAGGTCAGCGCGGTCGCCCTGAATAACGCGGTGGAGACAGCCGTGATCCAGAGCGGTGAAAAGCCGCTGGGAGACGGCATCCAGATGGAAATCAAAGGTGAGGCTATCGATCAGGATCAGCTGAATCCGACCAAAATCGATAAAAAAATTCAGGTGAAAAAATAATGACGCCGCGCCCGATACTCGCCGGATTTATCCGCTTCATCCGGGCGGGCATGGGTGTTCCTGAGTCAGCGATTGCTGACGACGATCCGGCGATCGGGTGCTGCTTCGATTCGGCGCTGGAGCTTATGCCCCGGCATATCGGGATGGAGCGGCTTCCCGTCGTGTGGGCGAATACGGTTTATAACCTCGCTGCATCACTGCTGCTCAATTATGCCAACGATACGCCGCCCTCCACTTACTTTGCCGATCAGCGAAAAAAATTCGGGATCGGTAATTACATCGCCGGGATCACCTCATCAGCTTCCGACCAAGGCACATCCGGTTCGGTCACCATCAGCAATGCGCTGAATAACCTGACGCTGGCTGACCTGATGATGATGCAGGATCCGTTTGGCCGGGCCGCGCTGGCGGTACTGATGGAGCTGGGGCCACTCTGGGGGTACACACCATGAAAATCTGTATCGGCGTGGTTGATATGCAGTATGACTACGGTAATACCTCCGCCACCACCTTTGAGGTGGCGAATATTCTGGAGGAGGAGTACGGGCTGTTCACCCATTTCTGGGAGCAGCATCAGGACGCCATCATCCAGGAAGCAGGCACGGCAGTCGCATACGAAATCATCAATCATCTGCGTTATGGCGCACCGGCAGGCGAAACCGTCCTGCTGGGCAACAGCATTCGTCAGTTCAACATTTTTCTTGAGCAGGAGGAAATGGCGGGGTTGAGCGTTGATGGCGTGCCTACACTGGCGGCCGAGCTGGGTATCAATACCCGCCTGAAACAGCAACAGGGGCCGCGCCGGCCATCATTTATCGACGGAGGTCTGTTCAAATCATCATTCACTGCGTGGATAGAGGACAATGCCCAGACTTGATGAAATCGCCGAAAACACCGGCTCTCAGCTCTCCTCCGTTCTCCAGTCCGCCGTCGAAACCATTTCATCCAGCCAGCAAATCACCTTTCGCCTCTATGTGCGAAAAGTGCTGCCGCTGGACGGCTTCGTGTACTGGGTTAACGCGGCGATTCTGACGGAACCAGAGCAGGCGAAGATGGGCCTGCCACTGACGCGGGTTATCTCAGGCAGCCTGCACCGGCAGGTGGTCTCTGAACAGTCAGAATCCGCAACGGGTGCCATCAACAATATTATTTTTACCCCGCTGGAGCAGGCGGACAACCTGAATACAGTGGATCCCGATGCAGTCTATTTCGGTGAATACGACGGCACGCAGTTTGCTTTTTCCCGCATGGAGAGCCGGTATACCCAGGCGGGAATTTATCACTATCGCGGTACCGCCATCCTGCCCACGATGCGCACGCAGATTATTGAAAAAGCGGAAGACATATCAGACGAACAGATCCTGTCTAACAGCATCCCTATCTGGCTGTCGCTTAACCAGTTCGCCACGGTCTATCCGTCGTTTCTTTCGCCCTCCAACCTTCGGCCGCCGTATATCGTCGCCGACGTGCGCGCAACGTCGCCGCTGCAGAGTGCGCCGCATTACGACGTTCGCTGCCAGCACGTTGCCGATCAGGTCCGGCTCACGCTTTACGGGCTGACCAATGCGCAGGCGCTTCAGTTCGTGGATTACGTGATCAGCACTGCGCTGGAGGATGAGGAATTCGGCATCACCAACATGCCGGTGGTGATCGACGGCAAGCGCAGCCAGGTTGAAATGGGCGTGCTGGCCAGACAGAAGTTTGTTGATTTCGACATTAACTATTACCAGGCAACAGCGCTCGACGTTGCTCATCAGCTGATCAAAAAAGCCATCATTAATTACGAGGTAAAATAATGGGTACCCGAATTGTAACGGTAAACGTCTCCCAGACAATCAGCGCCAAGCCGAACGGGCTGCAGCAGATGGCGGCCGTGCTGTCGTTTGGTGCGACCACGCTTGAAAAGGATAAGCCCGTACTGCTGACACAGGCGTCGGACATGACAGATGCGCTGTCTGTGGCTATCGATGCGCTGGATTATGAGGTCGCAAGCTACGGTGCCGATATCATTCTTACCCTGCCGGCAGGTATTGAGATTGACCGGGATATCGGCAGTGTTATCAGCATCAACCTTACGGGCTGTTCGCCCTCATCGTGGAACGGAACGTTTGACGCAACCATTGAAGACCGGCGCACGCTTACATGGTCCGTTGAGTCTGCACCTGAGGCAAAACCCACCGAAACCGGCACATTCACTATAGGCAGCAGCGGTGAGCTGGTTACGGCAGCTGATGACTATTTTGCGCAGGGCAGCACTAACGGTCTTTACCTCATCGAGCTGGGTTATTGCGATGATCAGCCGGAAGATGAAATTGCCGCGCTGAAAGCCTGGATTGACGATCCGGCGCAGCGGATGTATGCCTACCTGGTGCCGCAGGACTGGGATGATAAAAAAGAGTTTATCGCGCTGGCTAAGCTGCAAACGTCGAACGAGTCGATGCTGTATTTCTTCGTCACCACATCAGGCCCGGACAACCCCTACAGCGGTGTTAAGTCCGTTATAGCCTGTTCGGGTGAGAATTATCCGGACGAACTGACCGCAGCGGCGGTGATGTGGAATTTTGTGTCGCCCAGCCCGTCCGAGATCAACAAGGTGCCGCCGATGGCCTTCCGTTTCCTGCAGGGCATGACGGCCACTACGGCGAAATCCTCGGTCACCAAAACGCTTGAAAAGAACAACATTAACTATGTCGATACCGGCGCCGAGGGCGGGATTTCAAACGCGATCCTGAAAAAAGGCGTGACCTGCGACGGCAACGACATTACCTACTGGTATTCCGTGGACTGGGTGCAGATCAACGCCGATCTGATGCTGGCGAACGCCATCATTAACGGCAGCAATAACCCGATAAACCCGCTTTATTACAGCCAGGACGGCATCGACCGCCTGCAGCAGGTCGCTCAGGGCGTGTTCAATACCGGCGTCAGTTACGGCCTGGTCAATGGCGCACCTGTGGTTAACGCTATCCGGTTCAAAACCTACACGACGGATAATCCTACAGATTACAAAGAAGGCCGCTATGCGGGCTTTTCTGCCACCTACACGCCGATGCGCGGGTTTACCGAAATCGTCTTTAACATCAACGTCACCCTGCAGCTGTCATGAGGAAATAATCCGTGGCCACCAATCCAAAAATCAAACAGGGCGTGCTCAACCGTGTGCGCGCCAGCATCAAATTCAGCGACGTGCCGGAGCTGAATGTTTCAGCCTCATATCTTGCCAAAGAAGGCATAGAGATTTCTTTCCAGGGCAACATCGTTGAACCCCTGCCGACCATGACCGGCGTTGTTCAGTCGCCGCAGCCGTACATGATGGCGCAGGCAAAAATTCACCTGGTGCGCAGTCAGGCACTCGCCGCGCAGTTCAAGGCGCGTTATGAAAAAGACGGCGTGCTGGGCGACTGCCGGCTGTATACCGACAGCAGCACGTTCGGGGATTTTGATCTCTTCAATACGTCGATTTCTAACTGTGGCGATATGACGTTTGCGGGTGGCGATCCGGGGCTGTTGATCACTCTCACCGGCATTTATTACACCAACTCTGATATTTGGGATCTGTGATGAAAATAGCGCGCAATATGAATCTGATTGCCGAAGTGGAAACGGAAAACGGCCAGTGCTGGGTCCACAGCACGCCGATCTCTAAAGAAGTCTACCGTCAGCATTTCTTTATCCTCAGCAAGGTTTTTGCCTCCATTTTCAGCGAGGGGCTGGGGGTGGTCGCCGGGCCGCGGGTTGCTTATCTGCTGCTGGAGAAAATCGCCGGCGACATGAACATCTGGGAAGGTGAAAGCGGCGTGCGTAACACCCTGGTAAACGAGATTATCCGCCTGTCTAACTTCGTTTACCCGGTTAAAGGTAAGGGCTGGGATAATCAGCCGCTGGAAGTCGCAATCGACAAAGGCATTGTCGATCTGGACGACGTTATCGGTGAGCTGGTTTTTTTTACATGCGTCTCAGCGATAAACAAACCGGATCAGGCGAAAACCCTGATGGTGAGCGTGGCTGGACTGTGGAACAGTCAGATTACATCGCTGAATGTTACGGACTGGATAGCATCATTGCCGACATTGAAGCCAGGCGGGAATACTGGCGGGACGGAGACCACGTTATCAGCGACCTCCTTGGATACGCTACCGGCATAGGGTTCAGTGAATTATTCAGGCAGAGCGGTCTGGAGCTGCGCACGGCCGCGCAGCTTCGTGAGCTGATGAAGTGTAAGCCGCGGGGGATTTTCAGTGAGTGATAATACACGTCCGGTTCTGGACATTAATATCGATGAATCCCGCCTGAAGCGGATGGAAGAGGTTGTTCAGAAATTCCAGGCGGCTCTGCAGATCGGGCCGGGCGGCAAACCTGTTGTCTCGCCGGGCGGCATGCCATCCGTTCCGGACAAAAAACCGGTGTCTCCGGGTGGCACCACCACGCCGTGGGGCCGTGAAATAGGTAAACTTCTCGGTGGCCTGGACAAGTCCGCACAGGGCACGCTGAAAACGTTCGGGTTAGTCAATAAAACCCTCGATACAACCCAGAAGCTGCTGAAGGGGTTGTTCTCTTCGACTATCCGCTGGTCTGCCCGCCTGGGATTACTCAGCACCGGCGGGTTGTTTGGTTACGACGTGATGGCCCGACATGTTGCCGCGCAGTACCGCACCGCGCAGGGTAATAACATGACCACCGGGCAGATGCAGGCGGCGCAGAACGTCTACGGCACACGCTTTTCCGGCACCGGCAGCATCATACAGGGACTGACAAATGCGCAGAATAACCCGTCCGATCCGGCGTATGCAGCCTTACTCTCACTCGGCATCAACCCTGCGGACGGCGCAGGTGCCAATCTGCCGGCGCTGCTGTCGCGGGCTGCGTCATTACTGAAGGGGTATAAAAACACCGGCGTTTCGCAGGCCGTGCTGCAGAGTATGGGCCTGGGCGGCATGTTTGACGTGAATACGGCCAATCAGATTGCGGCAAATGCGGGCGACATCCCGCGCCTTAATGCGATGTTTGGTGTGCAGTCTAAGCAGCTCGATAAGGATATGGGCGCGGGCACACAGAAGAGTTTTCAGGATCTGAGCGGCAACCTGTCAAACGATGCCGATCGTATCCTGAATTCTTTCCTCAGTGCCGTGGCTAAGCTGAATAAACCGATTGGCGATCTGACGGACGAACTGACTGCTGATATCGAGACGTTTCTGAAGGGCGGCAACGGGAAGGCCGTTTTTGATACGGTGGCGGACGGTCTGGAAAGGCTGGGTGCCTGGCTCTCAGGTCCGGAATTTCAGAAAGACCTGTCTGATTTTGAGAAGGATATCAGGGATATCGCCAGCGCCGTCAGGGATGCCATCCACTGGTTTGACAGGCTGACGGGCAAGGATGACGAGTCGAAAAAGGCGGATCAGCCGGCGGGACCTGAAACAAACAGTCAGGCGATTGCAGGTCTCATGATGGGCACCTATGCAACGCCATGGGACATGGCAAAAGCTGCAGGACAAACTGCCGGGGTAATTTTTGATAATTCCGCGCTGACACCGATGCGCAATCGTGCGGTAGCGAACGCCCGGAAAAATAAAGCCGATGCTGAGCGTGCCGTTGCGAACACCCCCCGTATGGTCAACCCCAACGATCGTCATGCGCTGAACGTCCTTAAAAGCCATGTTGCTGATGCCAACTATAAAAGCGGGTTACCCGCTGGCATGCTGCCGGCGGTCGCAGGGGCGGAATCTGGCTGGGATTTCCGGGCAATCAGTGCCGCCGGCGCGGGTGGCCTGTTCCAGTTCACGAAAGATACCGCCTCCCGCTATGGATTATCGGATACAGATCGTTTTAATCCTGATAAGTCTACCCAGGCGGCATCACGCTACTTTCAGGACAACCTGCGGCGCTACCATGGTGACATCGCAGAGACGCTGGCGCAGTACAACGGCGGTAACGTTGCCGTAAACAAAGACGGCAACCTGAACGTGAAGCTTGAAACGATACGCTACCTGGAAAAACTGCTGCCGCAGATCCGAGGCGGCGAAGAGCAACATACCGGTCTGATGGGGCGACTGAGAGCTGCAGAGCAGCAGCTTAATGGTAATCGCGATCAGCGCGTCACAGTTCAGCTCGATATCAATCATAACCCCGGCGCAGACATCAACGCATCCGTACAGTCACAGTACATTCCGCATTAAAACGGAGGGAGCATGTCTCTCAACTTCTTCGGGCAGGCCTGGCGGCTGGCTTTTGAGGTGTCCCCGATCCTGCTCGTCAACGGTATCGCCGCAGACATTCCCGGCGGCACGCTGCCGATCGCCGTTTTCACCGAGGGGCTGAGCATCCTTGACGGGGCGCTGCATGGCGAGCTGTCTGACAATTCAACGCGGTTCATGCCCATGCCAGGCACCACGCTGATCCAGCAGGATATCGGACAGTACCCTTTTTACAATCAGGCGACGGCGGCTAATGCGGTGGTTCAGAAGCCCAACAAAATCATTATGCAGATGATCCGGCCTGCATCCACCACATCCGGCTACGCGAATAAAACCATGACGTTTATGGCGCTGAAGCTGGCGCTGGATAAGCATAATCAGAGCGGTGGCAGCTATACCGTCCTCACACCATCGTTCATCTATACCGGCTGCCTGCTCAGAGCCATGGTCGATAACGCCGGCTTTTCCGCGCAGAATAAACAGGCGCAGTATTCCTGGTCCTTTGAGTTTGAGCAGCCACTTCTGACAGTTTCCCAGCTGGACGCCACCCTGGGTAACCTGATGAGCAAATTCAGCAGCGGGGTGAAAACGGACGGGCTTTCCTGGTCCGGCGTCATGCAGCAGCTGCAGCAGGAGTTCGGATTTTGACAACCCATATAGCCTTTAAACCGGTTTCAGATCAGCCGTTCACGTTCCGGGTCAGCGTGGGCGGGAGTCAGGTTTTCGGATCGGTGCCGTGGAACCACTACGCCCGCCGGTATTACCTGCAGCTGAAAGACAGCCAGAATACTGTGGTTGCCTGCGTGCCGCTGGTGGCCTCTCCGGACAACTACGACATTAATCTGGCGCTGTCGCTTGCGCCCGGAAAACTGGTCTTCCGGGACAGCACACAGCAGTTTGAGGCAACCTGAATGCGCTACTACGAGCTGGACATAACAGACAGCCATGGAAAGCCAATCGCAGACGCATCCGGTAACGCTCTCGGGCCGCTGGTGAGTACGGACAGCCCGGCGGGTGCCCTGAATATAATTTTCGACATTTATATCACCTCTCCGGACGTGGTCACCGGCGGCACGATGCTGGCCATCTATGGGCTGCCCATGGCGGCACTATCTCAGAGCGTCAATCTATTCGGGGCGAACGTCACGCTCTACGGCGGCTTCTCTGGCGGTCTGCCTCTGGAACGACCGGAACAGCAGGGGATCCTGCTGCAGGGCAACGTCTTTAACCCGTATGCAAACTGGCAGGGCGTTAACCAATCGCTGAATCTTATTGTCAATCCGGGTCTGCTGACCGACAAAAACGGCAAAACGCTTAACATCCTGATTGATGGCAGAAAGGGTGAAAAGCTGGGCGACGTGGTCAGGCGGGCGCTGAATGGGGCTTATCCGGACACGCAGCTGGACATCCGGATCAGCAACAAGCTGGTACTGCCTGAAGACTGGAAAGGTGTTTATAACCGTCCGTCACAGCTGGCTACCGCCGTTAAAAGCGCGTCACTGGGACTGATGAATGAGGCCAGCTATACCGGCGTCAGCCTCATCATGCAAAAAGGGGTGATCAGACTCTTCGATAACCTGACCGCCTCAGGTGCTAGGGTGATTGAAGCAGATGAGCTTATCGGCCAGCCGACCTGGATCGGCATCAACCGCGTGTCGTTCAAGACGCCGCTGCGCGGGGATCTGATGGTCGGGGATGAAATCTCGCTGCCTGACAGTCTGGTAAACGGCACATCCTCATTACTGTCGGTTAATGCGCCTGAAGCCTACGGGGTCCAGCGCGGGAAACTGAATTTCTCAGGCAACTTTTTTATCACCTCGATGCGCCATGTGGGCGAGTTTCGTAACGCGTCGGGGGAGGCGTGGGTAACGATCTTTGAAGCCGTTGAGACACTCGCCACATCCGGGGGTAATGCATCGTGAGCAACGCACAAAAATTTCCTTTTCTGGCGTCACTGTCGAATATGGCCGCCAACCGACTTGAGGACCACAAGGCGCTGCAGGGGCGCGCGCTGCCGTGCCATGTCGTGAAGGTGGAGGGCGCTGTCGTGACGGTGCAGTTTGACGTGCTGCCCGGCACCATTCAGCTTCAGGAAATCACGGTGCCGGTGGCAGGGTTTGAATACATTCGCTTCCCCATCAGCGTGGGCGATAAGGGCGTGACCGTACCTGCCGACGTCTCGCTGCGCGGCGTGTCGGGACTCGGTA